TCTGATAAAATAATGTTATGGTATAAAGGAATCATCGATGATGTAAAAGCAAACGGTGAATCTGATACTACAACTACAGCTAAAAGAAAATTTAATCTACCTCAACCACGAATAGCAGAATATTGGAGAGATTTAATTAAAGCGGGAATATTAGTATCAACAGCAGGTAAAAAACAACAATTCCAAAGAATGGCAGATGACGAGATGGATGATAATACTCCAGTAGGTGCTGAAGACTTCTTTGTAGGTAAAAAAGTTATAAACAAACCAGTAACACCTGATAGTGATGAACTCGATTCAGAAATCGAACCAGAACCAGAAGATGTACAAAAAGCAAATAAAAAAGTTTCTACTATATCTGATGAAGATTATCAAGCATTTATGTTAGCTGGTGATTTAAAAAATCGTATATCAGCTATTAAAAGTGATATATTAAAAAATAAAAAACTAAGTAGAGGCCATGATGATTTATCAGGTAAATCAACAACTGAAGTACAACGTTTAATAGATTTAAAAGCTAAATTAGAAAAACGTTTAGAAGATTTAATAGCATCATCTAAATACTTACAAAAACGTGAACCAGGATATGTTGAAGATGAAGAAGATGTTATTGGTAAAGCTGATGTACCGGAACCTGAAGAATTAGATGAATGGACTATAAGTAAACTACAATATTACGCAGGTATTAAAAAATAAAAAAATATTCTCTTCTCCCGGAGATACAGGTGATTGCTTAGTCCCGTAAGACTAGGCAATCTTTGTATATTTATATATATGGCAGACCAACAAACTAATATAAAGGAGATAATAAAACAAGAGTATATTAAATGCGCTAAAGATCCTATTTATTTTTTTCGTAAGTATGCCTATATATCACACCCAATAAAAGGAAGAGTTTTATTCCATCTATATCCGTTTCAGGAAACAGTACTAAAAGAAATCAACGATAATAGATTTAGCATTATAAATAAATCTAGACAGCTTGGTATATCTACTTTAACAGCAGGTATTTCATTACATAAAATGTTATTCAATAAAGATAAAACAGTATTATGTATTGCTACTAAACAAGAAACTGCAAAAGGTATGGTTGAAAAAGTACAATTCATGTATAACAACTTACCATCATGGTTTCGAGGTAATCAAAAACCAATATCAGATAATAAATTATCATTAAAACTAGCAAATGGATCACAAATTGTAGCAACATCAGCAGCATCCGATGCTGGTCGATCATACGCAGTATCATTACTAATAGTAGATGAGGCTGCATTCATTGAAGGTATTGATAAAATATACACAAGTATTAAACCAACTATTGCTACAGGTGGTGGTATTATAGCATTATCATCACCAAACGGTGTAGGTAATTGGTTTCATAAAATGTATACTGAAGCTGAAATAGGCAGAAATGATTTTAAAGCAATCAAATTACCTTGGGATCTACATCCTGATAGAGATGAAGCTTGGGAACAACGAGAACGTTCAAATATGTCACCTCGTGAATTTGCTCAAGAATATAACTGTGACTTTTTAGGCTCAGGAAATTCAGTAGTAGAACCAGATATATTATCTTTCTATGAAGAAACATATATTCAAGATCCTATAGAACGTCGTTTTATGGGTAATGATTTTTGGATATGGCAATATCCTGATTATACTAAACAATATGTTGTATGTGCTGACGTAGCACGAGGTGATGGAGCTGATTATTCTGCATTCCATGTTATTGATGCTACTTCTTGTGAACAAGTGGCTGAGTATAAATCACAAATTGATACTAGAACATATGGAAATATGCTAGTATCAGTAGCAACTGAATATAATAATGCATTACTTGTAGTTGAAAATGCTAACGTGGGGTGGGATGTTATTAATACTATTCTTGAAAAAGGATATCAAAATTTATATTATTCACCTCGCTCATATGGTGAATTAAACATAGATAAATGGATGGTTAAAATGGAATCTGATCAAAAAGTTCCTGGTTTTACTACATCAATAAAGACAAGACCGCTTGTTATCTCTAAAATGGAATCGTATATTCGAGAAAGACAGTTTACATTTCATTCAAAACGATTATTAGAAGAATTAAGAGTATTTATTTGGCAAAATGGTAAAGCACAAGCTCAAAATGGTTATAATGATGATTTGGTAATGTCTTTAGGAATTGGTTTATTTACAAGAGATACAGCAATGAAATTTTACGAACAAGGTTTAAATTTATCTAGAGCAGCAGTTGATGGTATTGTTAGAGTAACAAATACAATAAGTAATACTTATCAACCATCAATATTACCAAATGGTAACCCAAATCCATATTTGGTTAATGATACTCGTGGTGGGTTTGAGGATTTCTCATGGGTATTATAAACAATAAATATTTATTAATATAATTATAATATGGCAGAATTAAATAATAATACTCCTGGTCTGTTTACTAGATTAGCTCGCTTGTTTAGTACGGATGTGATCGTGAGAAATATTGGTGGTGATCAATTAAAAGTTGTAGACGTTGACAGAATACAAGCATTTGGTAACGTTAAAACTAACGCATTAATAGATAGATTTACTAAACTTCATCGTTATGGCGCTAATATGCCATATAATCCTACGATGAATTATCAAACACTTCGTATTCAATTATACACTGATTATGAAGCAATGGATACTGAAACTATTATTGCTTCTGCATTAGATATAATTGCTGATGAAGCAACTTTAAAAAACGAAGTAGGAGAAGTATTACATATTAGAAGTGCAGACGAAAATATTCAAAGAATATTATATAATTTATTTTATGATGTTTTAAATATTGAGTTTAATCTTTGGTTATGGACTCGTATGATGTGTAAATATGGTGATTTTTATTTACACTTAGAGATTGCAGAAAAATTTGGCATATATAATGTAACACCATTATCAGTATATGATATGGTACGCGAAGAAGGACAAGATCCAGCTAATCCTTCATCAGTATGTTTCAGAATAGATCCAATGGTTATTGCTGCTGGTGGTATATCATCTCGTGTTAAAGATAGAGATGGTAAAATCAAATTTGAAAATTATGAAATTGCTCACTTTAGATTATTAACAGACGCTAATTATCTTCCATATGGTAGATCTTATATTGAACCAGCTCGTAAAACATATAAACAATATGTATTAATGAAAGACGCGATGTTATTACATCGTATCACTCGTGCACCTGAAAAACGTGTATTTACTGTTGATGTAGGTAATATTCCACCTCATGAGGTAGATGCTTACATGCAGAAATTAATGCAGAAAACTAAAAAAACACCTTATATCGATCAACAAACTGGTGAATATAACTTAAGATATAATGCTATGAATGTTATGGAAGATTTTTATCTTCCAACTCGTGGTGAACGTTCTGCAACTAAAATCGATACATTAAAAGGTCTAGAATATAACGCAATTGATGACGTAAATTTCTTACGTGATGAAATGTTAGCTGCACTTAAAGTACCAAAAGCGTTTTTTGGATTTGAAAAAGATTTACAAGGTAAAGCTACATTAGCAGCAGAAGATATCCGTTTTGCTCGTACTGTTGAACGTTTACAACGTATTATACTTTCAGAATTATATAAAATAGCTTTAGTACATTTATACGTTCAGGGTTATGATGGTGCTTCATTAACTAATTTTGATTTATCTTTAACTACTCCATCAATCATATTTGAACAAGAAAAGGTAGCATTATGGAAAGAAAAAGTAGACTTAGCTAAAAATATTCAAGATTTAAATTTAATGCCATCTGATTGGATCTATGATAATATATTCCAGTTTAGTGAAGATGAATATGATGAATATCGTGACTTAGTTATTGAAGATAAAAAACGCACATTCCGTTTAGCTCAAATCGAAAACGAAGGTAACGATCCAGCTAAAACAGGTAAATCATATGGTACACCACACGATTTAGCTTCATTATATGGCGCTGGTAGAATGGGCCAAAACGGATCTATACCTCCAGGATATGATGAAAAACGTGATGTTGGTCGTCCTAAAGAAAAAACATCTATTTTAGGTACTCAAAAAGATCCATTAGGTAAGGATAGAACAGGTAAAAGAGATAATAATACTCTATATACTGCTAATATTCCAACTGAAGATGAAGGTACACCAAAAGGTGGTTCACCATTAGCTTTAGCTGAAGTTCAAAAATATAAAAATGTTATAAATAGTATACCTA